AAAAGGAGATAGATGTTAGACGTTGCAGTACCCCCAGTGATTGATACGGAAGATCCCTTCAAATCACTAACCCCTCTGGACTTCGAGGACATTGTCATTAAGACTTTGTTCTTGAAGCCAGAGTTGGGAAACAAAATATTTCCTCGACTCGGACGCACCACTATGGTGAGCGAGGAGAATGGAAAAATCATTGAATCTGCGAAGAAATTCTTCGCGCTTCATGGTCGTTATCCAACCCCGAAGGAATTTTACGATTTATATTTGACAGACGAGAACGTCAAAGATAAATTCAAGAGTCTAGGAAACATTTCAATTAAGAATTATGATGACGAATACCTGAAGGAAAAACTTCAGGAATTCGTTAGAATGAGATTGACCTTTAGTCGCTTAATGGAGGCGAGCGCAAAGATCAAAACTTCAGGAGATGTAACTGCAATTGACTCAAAAGTCATTGAGGGATTCTCTGAAGCCGTTTCATTTACTATTGAATCGAAGACTGGTATATCAGCTAAGAAGGATATGGCTGCATTTGTTGATTATCTAAACACCCCAAATGCATTTATCCCTACATTCTCACCCACGCTTAACCATTTCATGAGCGGTGGATATGCTTCAAAGGCACTAACTGTGTGGTATGGTGAATCAAACATGGGTAAAACTACATACCTGTGTAATGATGCCGCATATGCTTTCTCTCAAGGTTACGATGTATTATACATTAGCCTTGAAATGGATAAACAGGAAATTATGAAGAAGGTTGTAGCAAATCTTCTAGAAATTCCAGTAGGAGTCCTGAAGAATTACGATGTCAAGTTCTTTGAAGATAAGATTAGGGAAATCAGTACTTCAGACTTAAGAATTTTAGAATGGCCTTCTTTTGAAGTTAATTCCCTAGATATTTTGAATGCTATTAGAGATTTACAGCTTAAGGAAGGCTTTAGACCTCATATTATTTTTCTTGACTACATCAATTGCATGTCAGCAAATAAAGCAGGTCAAGGCGGTGGAAAGAAACATGAAGACCTTGGATATATTACTAAGGAAATTGAGAATCTAGCCAAATCTCTCGATGTTCCTATAGTGACCTGTTCTCAGTTTAATAGAAATGGATACGGAAATACCAAGGCGGGTCCGAAGGATGTAGGCGAATCCATCGACATCTACAAGTATTCAGCTAACGGCATCGCGATTCTCAGGGACCCTACCATGATCGCCAATGGGCTGTACGAACTGAACATCATCAAAAATCGATACGGACCTAAGGACATAGCGTTCCTAGCGAAGGGTTTTGCTGATATAATGAAGTTTAGGGACGCTACAGATAATGAAATCCAGAGTTTTCAGTCAAATGGGGATACAGCAAGCGGCATCTTGGATGAAGCAAGGAACTTTCCACGATGATTGTTAGTAATTGGATTGAAATAATCAATGAGCGTTTTCTGGCCTATGGGATGAGCCTATCTTCTGATGAGGACATTTTGAAATCTAAGAAGGTAGCTTTTAATCAAGTGCTTAGAGATTTGAAGCAAGCATACCCAATGAAGAAACTATGGCATATAATCCTTTCAATGAAGGATCATTATGAAATAGAATTCTTGGTTGATTTGCTTGACGATGAGAATAGGCTTGAGATTAGAAGTGAGATGGTTCAAGACAATGGGTCTATTCTCGCAAAGACAAGAAAGAGGCACTAACATGGACGCATTTTCCGATTTTGATGCACAATTTGACCAGACACTTGCATTAGTGAACGGCACAGGCGAAAGCAAGAACGATCCCAATCAGTTCAAGCCTTCGGTGGGAGATAAGAGGAGCGAATATTTTGCAACTCTTAGATTTATCCCGCCAGCGAATGGACCAATGTTCGTAAAGAAGGTTGTCCACTTCATGAAGGTTGGAAATAAGACCGTTAGGGTTATTTGCCCAAAGACACTGGATCCTAGGAATCAGTGTGACATCTGTTCAGATAATATTCAGGGACATAAGTCGAAGATTCCTGCCCTTGTCCAAAGGGCAAAGGATAACGGCAATAAGACTCGTTGGGTTGCAAATGTTCTCGTACTTGAGGACACTGCAAAACCCGAGAATGTTGGTCGTGTTCTCTGGTGGGAGATGCCTAATCAGATAATGGAATATATTGAGAAGCTCAAGAATCCTCCTGAGCCACCTAATCCTCGTATTCCTCGTAGCCCATCGATTAACGCTTTTCATCCAACGAAGGGTGCAGACTTCTTCTTGAGTATGAAGATGATCGACGGTTATGCGAAGTATGACGGATCTCAGTTCCTGACACAAGATGGGCCTACTCCAATTAGCGAAGATATTAATTACATCAACCAAGTACGTGCAATGTGTCACGACATTCAAAGTCAGATTGTTATTCCTTCACAGGAAGAAATAACTGATATTTTGGCTAAGTCTGGCGCAGGTGCAAATGCAGGCGTTCAGAAATCCTATAGCAATCTAGGCAATACCGGAACTCCCGCTCCCTCCGTTGGAGGATTTGCTTCAGCACCACAGCAGTTAGATGAATTCGATGCTGCATATGCTCAAGCTGGTTACGCACCTGCCCCTGCGCAGGCCGCACAGGTAGCTTCAGCACCCGTGCAAGCTAGACCTGCACTGGGGGCATCTCAACCCACTCAAAAGCCCACCATGGCCCTCCCCGGACGCCCTGCACTGCAGACTCCAGAGAGCGTCATGCCATCGGCCACTGAGCGAGTTACTCCCATCCCACAGGCCCCGGCAGTGAATCAACCTCACGTCGCACCTCCGGTGGATGATGACGAGTGGTGTAGGTAAAAATCTTCGAGAAAATAATGTAAATATGGGGAAAGGGAAACCTTTCCCTTTTTTATTTCTGGAGATTTAATGTCGATTCATAAAAAACATGGAGCTTTTAACGATCTATATCAAAATAGGCATTCTCTTTACCTGATGTACATAAATGCTATAAGCGTTTTTAATGAAAATGATCATTTAGTTCAGTTATCTCAAGTGATTTTTGAATTGGTGGGGAAAAGATATAATTTACAAGATATAAGTCACATCAACGAGGCAATTTCAAAACTAGAAAAATTCAGACAGGTTCAAAAGAATAATCTAACTAAACTGGTAAATGCTGGAATTGATTATAAAAAGGAATATAACAGCATAGTTGCTTCTATAATAGGACTTAGGTGCATTGAGGTCGTCCGATATAACATATCTGAGTCTGATTATGCTGAAGTTATTGAATATGAAACGGACGAATCTAATCCAGATGGTAGAGCTATTCGATCATTGCGAATTGCAGAGAATGAACTACTTAAAACCATGTACGAGTTGTCAAATAATCGATTCAAATGTGAAGCACTTTGTAAAATTTCCAAGTCTATCTGCAAGAGGCTACATCGTAGACGAGAAACGCTTCGACAGGGCACCTAGATGCTACAATCATCTTATGGAGAACGATGGTGTCTTCGTACATTCATGGAATCATGTAGTAACTACACCTCCAGCCAAATTCAAGGAATATCTTGACAAATTTGGAGTTGAGGGTATTGAACAAAAAGGTCGAAAGTTTATCTTCAGATGTCCTATTTGTGGAGATTCTGAGAAGGTAAAGACAAAGCGACGTGGTTATCTGATCACTAATATGGATGGCAATGGAGCAATTGGTTGCCATAATTGTGGATATAAAAACTCCTTTGGTAAATTCCTGAAAACGGAGAACAAGGAATTATATCGAGCATGGGTTCAAGATGTATTCATTGGGGTTTCATTGAATGAAAAAGTCGCTGAGGAGAATGAAATATATGAAGAACAACCATTAGAGGAAGAAATAGTTGACTATTCATTATTCCTTCCATTGACTAAACTCAGCAATTCTATTACATACAAAAAAGCAATGGAATTTGTATGTAGTCGTAGGATACCAAAAAAATATGCTAGGAATTTTCTATATTGCGAAGAAGGTAGATACGCAAATCGAGTAATCATACCTCACTACAATAAAGATATGTCGTATAAGCATTTTGAAGCAAGAGATTTAAGACCTCATCCATGGGTTAAATATTTGTATCCATATAACTGGAAACCAAATAACTACAATTTACCGAATCTTGATCTCGGTAAAGACTATTTCGTATTTGAAGGTGTGATAGATAGTCAATTTCTAGATAATTCATCCGCTTGCGGAGGCGCTCAGAAATTTGATTTTTTCTTTGGAGAAATACACAAGTCACTACACCGAAACGGAATAGTTTTTGCAGACGGCGACGAAGATGGAATTAGAGTTGCTTTCAAATTTCTGAAAAAAGGTTTCAGAGTTGTCAAATGGACGAGCAAAATGCTCAACTGGAAAAAAGGTGTACACGATCTCAATGGACTGATAATGTCTGGGTTTTTCAAACCAGAAGAATTCAATGCAGATGGAACCTTGAAAACTGAAGCAATCATGAAATATGTAATTTCTCCGACTATTGGAGAAATCTTGAGTTTCCAGATGGATTCGCTGACACTTGGAGTAAACGTACTAGAAAGGAAAAAGAATAATGTTGAATCTGCTAGAGAAGAACATCAAAATAATTGGTTTACATGGTAAGGCTGGGTCGGGTAAGGACTTCATTGCAAACGAATGTCTGAGTGACTACTTTAAGTTTGCACTTGCCAATCACTTCAAGATTGATGTTGTGCGAAAATACATATTCACGTATGAAGAGGTATTTGATACAAAGCCATCTCATGTTAGACATAGACTACAGCAGATAGGAACTGAAGAAAACCGTAACGTGTACGGAGAAGACACTTGGGTTGATGCCGCAGAAACATGGCTTCATTCAATATACAAGGCTAATCGAATAGATAAGTATGTGATAGCTGACATTCGATTTGATAATGAAGCAGAATGGATCAAGCGTAAGGGCGGAATCGTAATTCGAGTAGATTCGAATAGAAATCGAAGCGGAATGGACGAGCAGGCTCTTCAACATTCATCAGAAGCAGGTGTTCGTGAGGACCTGATCGATCATGTGATCATCAATGACATTGGAACAGATGTAGAATCTCTCAAATGGCAAATCAACCAAATCAAGAAATGGAATAATCTATGAGCATCAACACTATTCTATTTGACCTAGACAACACCCTTGTAAGGTGCATGATCTATTATACTTTTACTCGCAAGAATATCTACAAGATTCTTTCGAAGGAAAGTGGATTCACTATAGATGAAATTGAAAGTATGTTCGATGAGCAGGAATCCGAGCGAACAAAAAAGAAGGATGGATTCACCAAAGACGCACTGCTGGATTCTGTTAATAGTGTAAGAGTTAGGATCTATTTACGACTCAAGGAAGATAATCCAGAGAAGGCCAATGCTTTCTATGAATCAGATGCACCCCTTAAACTAATACAGTTTGCGGCTGATGTTTATGAAGCGCCATACACTATGTACACTGACGTAATGAGCAATCTAAAGATACTTAAAAATCGTGGGATTTCTATGTATGTGGTAACAAAAGGAAGTTTCTATGGACAATCTAGAAAGGCCGCAATGTTAGGTGAAATGTTTGATGGATTGTTCGTATTACCCCACAAAGATGTTGCTACGTGGAACGGTGTAATTGAATCAATGCAATTAGATCGCACTACTACAGTAGTAGTTGGCGATTCTATTAAAGATGACATAAACCCCGCAATATTAAACAAAATGAGGGCTATACGAATTGATCGACACTCAACCACATGGGTCGGAGATCCATTAACAGAATCCTTAGAAAAAGTGGCTGTTATTGAAACATTAGACGAACTTGTTGCGATGTTAACAGTGGATTAGTTGTTCTGCGAATAGGAAGAAACACACGACAATACCGCCAGAAGCGTATATTGACGAAAACCTTAGAAACATCCTGAAGGTGATTGGGATTATCCAATAATATAGGTTTTTTGTTAACATACTATCATGAGAATATTAGGATTAGACTTAAGCATCACCTCTCCGGGATTTTGTATCATGGAAGTTGATGATAACTATGAAGTTGTCAAAATTGACTTACACGGCTTCACTAAGACCGATAAGTGGGTTTGGGAGGGAGAAGGATTAATCATCCATAAAATTCCAAAAGACTATGATTCTCACCCCCCTCATTACAGACCTTTTATGATATACGAGATCATGAAACCTTACTTAAAAGACATTGACTATATAGCAGTCGAAGATTATGCTTTTGGAGCTAAGGGTAGAGTCTTCGACATTGCAGAATCATCAGGGGCATTGAAGAATATTTTCTACTCCATGAAAATCCCAATGAAGAAATTCCCACCCATGACAGTGAAACAGTGC